GTAGTGGATTGAGGTTGCACGCGGGTAGAAATCGCGCACCAGGTCGAACACGCCGTAACCGATGCCGGTGGTATCGATGCCGATGTGCTGCACGTTGAATTTCTCGGTGAGCTTCTTGACCTGCTCGGCCTGGTACTTGAACGACTGTCCACGCCAGCTGTGTTTCTCCAGGATCCGGAACTTGCCGCCATCCTCGAGCGGCGGAGCGATGACTACGCAGCTGGCATCGTCGCGGGTGCGGCTCGGGTCGTAGCCGATCCAGACGGGACTGTTGCCGAACGGGCGTGGGTCGTCCGGGTCGTAGTCGGTCCACAACGACAGGTCGGAATAGCAACGCTCCAGGTCGATCAGGGAAAAGGCGCTCATCGTGCTGTCGATGAATTTGCACATGAACAGCTGCTGAAACTTGTCCTCGTCGTACTCCAGCTGCAGCTGCTCGAGGTCGAACAGATCGCAGCCACCGGCGATGGCGTCGAGGATGGTGATGACCTTGCGCCATTGGCCGTCCGGGCACAGCGTGCCAGCCGCAGCTTGGGCCTCGCTGGGCCACGGATCCTTGGCATTTTTGCGTTTGCTGTTGCGGAATTTCTCGCCGGTCCAGAAAGGGTACGCCTGGTGCGACACGGCGCTGGGCGTTGAAAAGTACGTCTTACGCCACTTCTTGTGGGTGGCCATGGCACTGGCGACGGTGTTCAGCTTCTCGAAGTCGCGGATCCAGAAGTATTCGTCGACGTAGACGTGGCCATGGTGACCCTGGGCGGTGCTGCTGTTGGTGCTGAGAAAACGCAACTCGGCCCACGGCTTGCCGTCTTTGCTGAGCACAATCGGGTTGCCAGTCAGCTCCAGGCCAAACCACTCCTGGGCAAACGAGATGATGTAGCTGCGGAAAATCTCGGACTGGGCGCGGCTGGCCGACAGAAATATCTGGTTGTCACCGGTCAGCACTGCGTCCATGAACGCTTCGCCGGCGAAGTAATACGTCAGACCGACCTGACGGCTTTTCAGGATGTTGCGGATCCGCGCCGTCAGCGGGTTCTGTTTGGCGGCGAACAGCTCTTTCTGGTAGCCGTACATTTTGCTGATGAACTTGTCGAGAAAGTCCACTTCCGTCAGCTCGCCGACTTCGTTTTTTGCCTTCTTCTCGCGCTTCTTTCCGCCCTTGTCGCCGCGATCGGCTCGGTCCCGCCGTTCACTGCGTTGATTGTCTCGACGTTGGCCATTGTCCGCCGGCGGATCGCCGATCGGCGCCGGTACCGGTTTTGCGGATTGCTTCAATAGCCGATCGCGAACGGTGGTCAATCGATCGAGCTCGTCCAGATCGCCTTTGGTCAGCGACGTGGCTTTGTCCAGGAGGAGGGTGATTCGCCGGCCGACGGCCGTCAGCGGTTCTTCATCCGACAGCATTTCGTCCCACTCACCCTGGCGGATCCAGTAGTAAATGATCCGGATGTTGGGCAGGGACAATTGCGCCTGAATTTCACGCGGCTTGCAGCGGCGTAAATAGAGGCGTTTGGCAGCTTCTTTAAGTTCGGGAGCGTATGGCATGGCCGCAGTCTATGCGGCGAAAACGCTCGAAACGCGGGGTTAAAATCCGCGTTTCTCCTATATCAGCGATATAGGACCAAAGCAAAAGTGAACCGTTTGTTTGGTGGTCGGCCGGTGCCTATCGTGGCGGCTCAAATCACCGATTGAGCGCAGTTATCGCCCATGCCCCGTTCCCTTGTTTCGTTCTGGAAACGTGTCGCCACCAGCGGCCCGACCGTAGATGGCCGCGAGATCCTTCCCCAGGAACTGCGTGATATCGCTGAGACCTACAAGCCATCGCTGTACACCGCAGTGATCTGGTGCGACCACGAACGCTGGCCAGGTTCGCACGGCACCGTCTTCGCGGTACGCCTGGTGGAAGAGGGCGACGATCTCGCCCCGGGACAGATTGCCCTCGAGGCGCAGTTGAAGCCCAACAACAAATTGCTGTGGCTCAACGACCAGGGCGAAAAGCTGTTCACCAGCATCGAGATCACCCCCAACTTCGCGAACACCGGCAAAGCCTATCTGACCGGCCTGGGCGTTACCGATCAACCGGCCAGCCTGGGTACTCAGGAACTCTACTTTTCGAACAAGACCAGTAAGGCCGCGTATTTCGCCGCCTCACTCGAGCTTGGTCCCTTACGCGATGACCAGCCACAAAGCGAATTGACCAAGCTCCTGGGCATGTTCACCGGGTTGTTCAAGCGCTTCGGTATCGAAGAAACCCCAGCAGACCCGCACACCCCCACCGAGAGCAAACCCCCAATGGATGAAGCTACAGCCAAGGCTGTGAAGGCCCTGATCGAGCAATTGATGATTGTGGCCGCTGGCCTTCAAGTGTTGATTGAGCCGGTCGTCACCGTAGAAGAGCCGGATCAGGCGCCAATCGATGACGTACAAACGGCGGTCGATGCGATCGTCACTGCGGCCGAGGAAGAAAAGAACCTCAGTCGCCAAAAGTTCGGCAACCAGGCCGTTTTGGCTAGCCTGGCTCAACTGCAAAAGCAATTCGCTACGTTGGCGAATACCCCGCAAGGTCGCCAGCTGCCGCGCTCCACCGGCCCAGCCGACACCAAAAAACGGGTGCTGTGATATGAGCCAACAATCTCTGTCCAATCGTGCCTTGCTGCAGTATTCCGCTCTTTGCCTGGCCATCGCTGAGACTTACAGCGTCGACGTGACGCGTCAGTTCAACGTTGAGCCGAGCATCGCCCAGGAACTCAACGACAAGATCACCGAGCGCGCCGATTTCCTCGAGCGCATCAACGTCGTACCGGTCACTGAAATCAAGGGCCAAAAGGTCATGTTCGGTGTGAATGGTCCGGTAACCAGCCGCACCAACACCAAGACCACTGATCGTGAAGCCAAGGATGTTTCCGACCTGAACGGCTTGGGTTATGAGCTGTTCGCCACCGAGTCGGATGTCGGTCTGCCGTTCGCCAAGATCGACAGTTGGGCCAAGTTCCCGGACTTTGCCGATCGTTACTCGGCTGCCGTGCAGAAACAGATCGCCCTGGATCGCATCATGATCGGCTGGCACGGCGTTACGGCTGCCGCTCAGACCGATCTGGCCACGCACCCGATGTTGCAGGACGTGAACAAGGGTTGGCTGCAACTGGCTCGCGAGCAGATTCCTGAGCAGGTCCTGCACGAAGGCGCGGTCGCCGGAAAGATCACCCTCGGCACTGGCGGCGATTACGAAAATCTCGACGCCCTGGTGCACGACACCAAGCAGATGATCAGCTCCGTGTTCCGTGATGGCGGCGACCTGGTGGCGATTGTCGGCAGTGACCTTCTGGCGGCCGACAAGGCGAAGCTGTATTCCAGCCAGGCGGGCAAGCCCACCGAGAAAGAACGCATCGAAAGCGCCCAGGTCATTGCGACCTACGGCGGCCTGCCGACCTTCACCGTGCCGCACTTCCCGGTTAACGCCGTGGTCGTCACCAGCTGGGACAACCTGTCGATTTACTTCCAGGACAGCAGCTGGCGTCGTCACCTGCTCGAGAACCCGAAGCGCTCCCGCGTCGAGGATTACAACGGCCGGAACGAAGGCTACGTGATCGAGCAGCTGGAGAAATTCGCGGCCGCTGAAAACGTGGAGTTGATCTGATGAGTCTGGCACTGGCGCACAAGCGCCGCGTTCAAGCCGAAGGCCCTGCAGCTGCTGCACGTGCCGGTGCCGAAGCGGTGGTGTATTCATCCGCCACCGCGTTGTCCAGCCCAGCCAACGCCAAGAAACACCTGAAGCTGATGGAAGACGCATTGGCTCAAGACCTGGAGCGCATCAGCGCGATCAACAGCCGCGAACTGCGTCAGCAGCTCAAGCATGACGAGCTGCTGCCCAAGTACCTGGACTATGTGCAGCGCTACCGCGATTCCGGATTGAGTTTCCCGAACTCGGTAGTGATGCAGGTCCTGGTCTGGCTGTTCGACACAGTGCAATTCGAAGCGGGTCTGGACTTGGCGAACTTCGCCATCGAGCAGAACCAGCCGATGCCTGAGCGCTTCAAGCGCGACGTGCCGACCTTTGTCGCGGATGCGGTGATTGAGTGGGCCGAAGCTGAGCAAAAGGCCGGTCGCAGCCCGGAACCGTACCTGTCCGACCTGCTGTTGCGTGTCGATGGCGAATGGGAGCTCACCGAGCAAATCCCGGCCAAGTACCACAAGTTGGTGGGCATCCGTGCAATGGCAGACAAGGACTGGGCGAAAGCCATCACCCACTTCGAACGCGCCACTGAGTTGCACCCGGCCATCGGCGTGGGCACTCGCCTGGAAGGTGCTCGCAAGGCCCTGACAAAAGAACTGGCTGAGAAAGCCGCCGAATAACCCGACTACCCCCCCGGCGAGAAACTGTGGATGTGAGCCAACCCTTTATGGCCCTGACCCACTGAAACAGTTTTCCCGCCCCTATTCGAGTGCCCAGCAATGAGCTTTTCCGGGAAACCCACCACCTTTGTGGACCAGGCGATCGAGAACGACGGCTTTTGGCCGGACCTCTCCCTGGCTGAGTTTCAGAAGAGCTACCGCCTGCCGGGTGAGTACCTGGGAGACATGCTGGTCACTGATCTGATCACGGCGATGACCGAGGTCAATCGAGATCTCGCCAAGCGCAAGGGCCAATGGCAGAACGTGGGCATCACCACCGTGGAATCTGCTGACCCTATGGTGCTGCCCGAGCGCACATTTCACACAGCGACGTACAAACGCGCCGTGTATTGCCGCGCCAAGGCCAGTTTGCTGACCCAGTTCGCTACTGTGACGCGTCGTGAAAGCGCGGAAAACACCGGCAAGGAACTGCCTGAGCGTGGCGAGACCTTCCTCGAATTCAGCCAGCAGGCTGTCCGCTCGCTGCAGGGCCGTGGTCGCATCACGGCGGCGCTGCTATGAGCCAGATCGTGAAGATCGCCTATCTCGAAATCTCCCCGCGCATGACGGGAAAAACGACACGGTTGTGCAACATGGCCATCGCCGCCGCCGAGCACGGAAAGCCTGTTGTATTTGTCTGCTCCCCTGAGCTCGTGCAGTGGCTGCCGGTCCAAATGCCAGGGGTAACAGTAATCGCTGACGGTGAACCGCTACCAGGTCATATGCATGCTGAGCGCTGCACCTGGTTTTACGACGAGTTCGATCGGCTGAAGTCTGTGAAATTCCGTCCCGGAGGTTATTACTCGACCACTGCTGCACGCCTTCGCGTCGTGGGTGAAGACTTCCCGGAAAATGATTTTCTAATGCGGCTTGTTCGTGACTACGGAAACCGTCATGAGCGGCACCTGTGGCTTTTTGACTACCGGGAGCTTGTCAGTACCCATCGGCAGACTATGTCCGAAGAGGAATTCCGCCTGAGCATGCTTGGGGAGTTCCTGTCGTGATCAAGCTGCAGGCGTTGACCGCCTATCTCATCGAACGTCAGTTGGTGGCCCCCGAACAGCTCGACAGCTGGACCGACCAGGTCAACCTGGAACTGGTGTGGAAGCCCGACACCAAGGGCATGCACATGGGCGACATGAACTACAGCGCCACGATCGTGCTCGAGCGCTTCGCTGACAACCCGGCTCGCTTGATGGCATTGGTGGGCAGTTGGCTGGAGAACAACGACGAGGACCGCGACGGCCTGCCCGCGACCGTGTTTGACATCACGATGCTCGACAACGACCTGGCCGACGTCGACATCAAGCTGCAGTTCAGCGAGCCGCAGTATCTGACCGAGGATCCGGACGGCGAGATCGAGGCCTTCGGTAATACCTGGGCATTCGTGCCGTTCGAGCTCTGGGTGGCCGAGGAAGGCGAGGTGACCAGCGATGGCGCGTAGCACTTTCGACCTGGACGTGCGTGGCCTGCTTGGTGCGGAAGAGCAGTTGGCCCTGCTCAATCTGCCGCCTCAGTTGCGCCGCCGGCTGCTGAACAACGTCAGCAAGCGTGTGCGCAGCCTGAGCCGCCAGCGGATCCGTAACCAGCAAAACCTGGACGGCTCGCCGTTCGAAGCACGCAAGGGCACCGGCAAAGGCAAAAAGAAAATGGAAGCCGGCCTGGGCAAGCTGCTCGAGGTCACCCGTGTCAACGCTGACGAAGCCGAACTGGGCTGGCGTAACGCGCTGACCCGTTGGGTGGCAACGCAGCAACACAACGGCGTGTCCGAACGCCGCACCGCCGCGCAGATGCGCCAGTGGAACAAGGTTCCCGAAGGCCTGGCCGCGACTGAAAAGCAGGCCAAGCGCTTGCGTCGTCTCGGTTTCAAGGTTCGTCAGGCTGGCAAAAAGACGCTCACACGCCCGTCAGTGGCGTGGATTAAAGAGCATGTGAACTACGCCAAGGCGGGTCTGCTGATCCGCATCCTGGACGATGAACAAGCCGAGTCCTCTGGTACGCAAAGCTGGGAAATCAAACTTCCCAAGCGCCAGTTTCTCGGCCCTGGCACCGAGTCAGAAACCAGTGCGCTGGTGAACCTGGTGCTGCAACAAATCCTTAACGCTCCCCGCTAACGAGGCACACATGGCACTTGGCAAAGTCAGCGTCAACAATCTCAATCTCAGCCAAGGCGCTGTGACTGCGATCGAACGCCACTTCCTTTTCATCGGCCCTGGTGCAAAAAGCATCGGGCAATTGATCTCCCTGAACACGGACAGCGATCTGGACGTGATGCTAGGCATTCCACCCAGTGACCTGAAAACCCAGATCACCGCCGCCCGTCTTAATGGTGGCGATCGCTGGGCCTGCGTGGCCGCGCCGATCGCTGCCGAGGGTGATTGGCAGGATGCCCTGACCGTATCGCAGCAGCAGGGTCATTCGTTCGAATCCGTGGTGATCACCACGCCGGTTGAGACTGCTGCCGAGCTGTCGGCCATGCATGACGCGGCCATTGCCCTGGGCAATACCTACGGGCGTTGCGTTTTCATTATGGCGGCATCGGTCGGCATCACTGCTGCCGAGCAGTCCTGGGCGGAATACACCGCAGCACAGAAAGCCCTGGTCCTCGGCCTGGCAGCGCCCCGCGTGCTGTGCGTGCCCCAACTGCACGGCAACGACCTGGGTGTGCTGGCCGGCCGCCTGGCCAATGCCGCCGTCAGTGTGGCCGACAGCCCGATGCGCGTGGCCACCGGCTCGGTGCTCGGGCTTGGCCCGGTCCCTATTGACTCCGAGGGTGTGCCATTGCCTTCCGCCGTGCGTGCGGAGCTGGACACTGCGCGGTTCTCCGTGACCCAGACCTACCCCGACTATCCGGGCGTGTACTGGGGCGACGGCAACATGCTCGACGTGCCCGCCAGCGACTACCAGGTGATCGAGTACTTGCGCACCGCCGACAAGGCTGCGCGCCAGGTGCGTCCACTGCTGATTGCCCGTGTCGCTGACCGTCGACTGAACAGTTCAGCCAACAGCATGGCGGTGAACATGAACGCGTTGATGGCCCCGCTGCGTGCCATGGCC